TCCCGGTCGGCACCCGCGAGAATTTCATCCGCCAGTTTCTGCTGCTCTGGAGTCATCTCTTTGACGGCGCGCGAAAGCAGTTCCGAGTTGCTCAACTCGACGCGCGTCCCGCCGTCGAAAAGCTGTCCCTGCCGCGGTCGGATCTCGATATCGAATACATCCGGCGACCCCTTGAAAATCTCGTGCAGTTCTTCCGCGCGCACTGTGACGTGACAGGCGAACTCGATGGTGAATTGCTGCTCGTCGCGCTTGGCCTTGAATGCGTACAGCACGTCCGGGAAGAACGATGCGAAGGCGTCTTCTACGCCGGGGACAGGTACGATAAGCTCGACATCCTTGAGCTTGTGCGAAAGGTCGATCCGGTTCGTGTCATCGGCGTAAATGCCACCGCAGCGCAGTTGCTCCGCGAGTAACTTTGGCAGTGGTGCACTTACGGTGAAGTTGACTTTCAGTCCGTCTTTTTTGGTTCTGCGGTGCGTCCACTCTTCGATGGTTGCACTCGCGATAGTAAGTTGTTCGTTGAGTTGTTCCACGTGGCTCCTAAGTTGTGGTGTCAGTCGGTAACTTCTGTAGTCTTTTTGGCGTCTCGAATGATCCAGGAGTGAACTCGCCCATTCCGTCTTCGTGATACACGTCAAAGCATTCGACGTGCATCCGCCAGTTCTGCCATTCTCCCTCCCATCTCCCCGAGTAGTGGTGGTGGATCTCGCCTTTTGGAATGATCGCGAAACAAGCCTCGCAACGGTGCTGCTTATTTCCTTTGACAATCTTTCCGCCGCCACAATCGCTCATTGTTGCTCCGGTAAATGCGGCGCGCCCAGCCGCTGAATCTGGCGCAGGACTTCGAGCGCGGTCGCCTGCTCGGACGGTGACATCTTGCGGAACAGGTCGACGAATGTGTCAAACGTGGACTTCCGCAGCACTCCCTTGTCGGCGCGGGTTTTGCGGGCGATACCGTTCAGCGGCGGCAGGCTGGTGCCTGTGGCGCCGATCGTGTTCTCCAGGATTTGCTGATCACTGCTACTCATTCGATCCTCCACCCGAGCGCTTCGAGCGTCCACAGCGCACTGGCTTCCTGGACCGACAGCCCAGCCTCTTGTAGGCCCATGCCGTCGTCAGCCATTAATTTCCAGAGAGCCATGTTTTCCTGACTCTCGACCTCTACGTCCCGGTCTAGCCTCCCGAGGATCGCGCGGATCAGTCGGTCATTCTGCTCGGATGGGCTCATCGACATAGTAACTCCTTTGCTGCCTCCAATTCGACAATGGCGTTCTCTATGTGGCGGATGCGCTGGCCGTTCCGTACCTTCGGGCTCAGGCTCGGCACCGCTTCTGAGGTCGACGCCTTGCGGATCTGGTCGCTGGCGAAGTCCAGATGATCGCGCCAGTCGTAATTGGGCTCCCGCGTCTCGGGGCCCGCGTTGCTTGTTTGGTCTGGAATGTTTTCCGGCATGATTCAGTATGTACCTTTACCGTTTTCTCGGCAATGCTATCTTCGGTCAATCGAGTGCCAGGAACTGCCGCAAAAGTGCCACGCGAGAGCGCACGATTGCCACCCACCCAGATTCCTCGCAAGCCACGCACCCGCTCGCTGGCGACCTACCCCAGTCCAGGCAGGCGCACTCCTCTACGGCCACTCCGCAGTGGCGACATAGCCTTGTGCGGCCGTGCAGCTTTCCAGGGCGGTGCCAGCAATACGGGACATTCACGCTCTCAGTCTCCGGGCCAGGGTGGCCGTTAAGCGAACGTCAACCAGTGCATCGTGTGAGCCATCGATAGCGATGCCGAAATACTCACACACCGTGCCGAGTTTCAGGTCCTTGGGTCGCGCGGACTCCGGGTGCTCGTCGAACCACCACATAGCCCGCTGGAGGCAGTCGCGGACATGGTACGACACCGGCAGGAAAGACGAACCGAACAAAGCCTTGAGCCGCGGCCAATCAAACGTGAGTGCATTATATCCGGCTGCTTTGGCCACATAGTAAGGCGCGCCCGTGCGCTTCGAAATCATCTCAATGCAGAGATGTGGATGCAGGAAGCTCGCAAACTCTGCCGCCACGCGGGACGGCAGTTTCGCGTCCTTCCACGCCTCCGCAGTGTAGTGGTTGATCTCCAGCGCTTTCGGGTCGCAGGTGGCAGGGTCAAACTTGATTTTGCGCTCGAAAGAATCAAGCTCTTCGCCGGTCTGATCGTCGATCACGATGGCGGCAAGCTGTATGGATGGCTGCGCTTCCAGCACGCCACCGGTCTCAAAATCGAAATATACCGTCTTCACACCACACACCTCCGACCGGCGAATCCATCCACTCGTCGTGCGCCGCGCGGCGGGCCTCCAGGATCTCTGCCGCCTTCGCCGCGCCGACCCGCTCCCGCCGGAGTTCGCCGTACATCTGGGTGAGCTTGGCGCGGCACTCCAGCATCGTGACGACGAAGGCCGGGATGTGCTGCTTCAGCGCGGCCTGTACCTTTTCTTCGCGGTAAACGCGGGCAATGACCGAAGGGAACCCCGGATAGTAGCTCTGCATATCGCACCACTCGCGCTCGCAGACCCACAGTTGCCCCTGGACTTGCAGGCGGTACTCAGCGATCAGGGAGGCCGGATCGAGCATGTAGCCGACGTGCGTTTCGAGCGCAGGGCACTTTTGCTCAAGCAGCCCTGGAGTCGAGTCAAGCGGGTCAGTTACTAGTCGGTCAGGGCTGGCTCCGATCATGCCGTCGTCGGTGAGCACTAGGCCGACCTTGGTGGTCTCGACGTCGCGCTCCATCTCGTAGTAGCGCACGGCCTCAGCCTCCAGCGCCTGGCCGCGCTCCATCCACGGCGATACGAACGCCTCCAGCGGGGCGCCGTACATCCACTCGGCCAGCTTAAGGTGCATGTACTTCGTCGCCGCCGAAGCCAACTGCAGTTTGGCTGGCGTGATGATGCGGTCGAACTCGGAGGCGGTCGGGATACCGAGCCTCGCTTCGAGCCAGGCGTCCGAACCCTGAATTAGATCATAGCGGTAGTTAGGCATCAGAACACCACCTGCACATGGCGCACGTGCCCAGCCAGTAGCGCATCCGCGATTTCTTCGGCGGATTTCTCTATCAGATCGGCGACGATATCGCTGCGGATCTTGGCGCGCAATCTTTGATTTGTCTCTCGCTTCGCGCGAGCTACCTCCTCTTCCTTCCGCTCTCGCTCTTGCCTCGCTCGTTCGTGCGCCACCGCCACTTCGGCGTCTCGCGCGGCCTTTTCCTGCGCGGCCTTGAGTTCGGCGGCGGCCCGTGCCTCTGCTCTCGTGCGCGCCTCTTCGGCGTCCTTGGCTCGCTGTTCCGCCGCGAGTTTAGCCTGCTCTTCCCTGCACCGCGCGTCTTCGATTGCCTTCTGTGCGCGCTCGTTTTCCAGCCGGACGCGCTCTGCTTCCTTGGCCACCCGCAACCGCTCTTTCTCTGCCGCCTCGATCACTCGCTTTGCTTCGGCGTCGGCATCGGCTTTCGCTTTCCGCTCCGCTTGCAGTCGTGCGTTTTCGGCGGCTTCAGCCTTCAGCCTTTCATCTCGCTCCCGCTGGAGTCTTTCCGCTTCCGCCTTGCGTAGTCTGGCTAGTTCCACCTGCTCTTCCTCGTATTTCTTGCGTGATTCGATCCGGTCAGTTAGATACTTAGCCAGATCGGCGCGCGCAAATTCCGCGCGGGACTTGAATTCCTCCCACACATACCCCGGAAGCAATGCCTCGACGTCCCGTTGGTGATCTAGTAGTAGAGCGAGCGACATATCCGGGTGAGCGGCGAGCATCTCGCGCATGCCGGTAATGAGGCCAAGCGAATCTTCGTGCGCCCTAACGCGGCGTTGCTCCTTTCCCTCGAAATCGGTGAGCGGCTTGCGCACCTCCTCTTGCAGCGCTTCCAGCCGCTCGGCACTTTTCTTGCGCTCAGCGTTCACTCTGGCGGTGGCCTGACGCCATTCCTCCGTGAGTTTCTTTCCCTCGGCATCCAGAGCAGTCTTAGTCCTCGAGATCTTATAAGCGACAGATCGAATCTCCTCACGCCCGCCGGGCGTGGAAGGGTCTAGTTTGATCGCCCGGACTTGCTGCTCGATACCATCGAGCAAGCCCGCGAGACCGCCGCCAGTGAATATCTGCACGGCGTTCTGCGCATTAACCACCATCAGTTCAACCGATTCCGTCTTCACCGTCCACCTCCCTCTCTCTGCTTCACCCGCTGCCTGAGCCACGCCGCGACCCGCTCGAAGTCCTTGCGCTGGATGGTCGCCACGTTGACCGCGGGCGGCCCGACCCATGCCCAGAAGCGCTCGGCCTGTGTCGGAGTCATCGCCAGCGCGTCGAGCATGTCGTGCAGGTCCATGGCCTGCTGCTCGCTGATTGGGTCCGCGGTGTCGCCGTCGTCGTCGGCGCCCACGGTCACAATATTCCACTTGGACTTCGTGAGGTAGCGGCGTCCATAGCTTTCGCCGCTTCCCAGGGCCTGTATTGCATTGCGGCCCGGTCCCTCATCTGGCGCACAGTAGCGCTCTGACGTCGTGCTGTGGCCGGCGCGGTGCGTCAGAGTGAGTACCAGGATTACGCCAGATCCCTTGTCGCTGAGGCGCGTGGAGAAAGACCGCGCAAACCCATAGCGCGTCTCAATCGGCCGGATCGCCGCGTCAAGGTCCTCGTATGTCTCGTACGGAATCACGCCACCGCTGCCAGCCGGGTCCCCGCGCTTGGTCATGTCCTTCTTGCCGCGCTTGGCCACTTTGGGCATTTCCAGCATGGCCGCGGCGAAGTCCTGATTGTATGCCTTCTCGGCCTCGCGAGCCTCCATGCGCTCCTGGAGCCCGATCAGGGCCGCGATGCGGTCGACCGGGATGGACGGGTCGCGGGCAATGGCGGCGATCATCTCCATGGGCGTCGGCTGGCGCTGCACGCTCATCGCGTCTCGGCTCACCAACTGACTCTCATTTGTCACACGCAGCAGGTCAGAATTGGGCATCGGACCCTCCTCGCCGGCCGTGCAGCGCGCACCCGCTGGCGTCGGCCACGTCCCCCGCCAGGTCATGGCACTCGCACTCCGGCTCCGACTTCGGCAGCGGCAGAGCGCTGCTGAGGACGTCGAGGATATGGCGGAGATGCTCGTCGGTCAGCGTGTACAATACGCCGCCTAACTCCAGCCGATAGTATGGATCGTGGTTGGCGTCGAATGCCTCGCACGCCTCGATGTGCGCGCGAATCATGGGAGCATTATCGTAGATCCCACAGTACGTCGTAGATAGCATAATTTCTCCTTTATTTGTTGCCGGGGCTTGCGCACCCCAGCGGTGCTCGTTGTCTTTGGTATCGAGGACGTTATAGCCGTCCAGGGCGAGAATGTTGGACATTACTTAGCGACTGGTGGAGACTCGGATGCCGAGTTTTTCAGCGACCGATTTTCTGTAGCGGGGGCTGACGCCCTTCAGATCGCCGGATTCGGCGGCTGGCCAGCCAGCACCGAAAGGACCGTGGGTATTGCACGATCCGCAGATTGGCGGCTTGTCCATGTCGTAATTGGTCTGATCTTCGTCGGTAGATCCACAGAAAACGCACTGCCGGATGCCACGGATGCTACGGTATACGCCCATCTACTTGACCTCCTTTATTTGTTGCCGGGGCTTGCGCACCCCAGCGGGCGGTACCACCCGCCGCGCTCCGCTGGTCACGGAGG